TATTTATTATTTCATCTTCTAAATGTTCTAAGTGGGTATTTTTAGCCTCTACGAGGTAATCTAAAAACCCTTGCATTATTCGCCTTCTCCATTAATATAATATAGTCAATTATTCACAACATTTGCAATCACAAGAACATTCCTGACATACTTCAGGACAGTCGTGACCACAATCTTCGCAATATTTGTTTTCCATATGTTAATATTTATACTATTTGTACCCTCTATATAATAATTTTAACCCCATATATGCACCTAATTTACCTTTTTGTTTTGCTTCTCTATACTCACTATCACTTCTAATTGTCATAAGTAGAGTTAACTTCTCTTTACCTGAATGAACATCTATAAACCACTCTTGTACAGACGAAGGATTTAGATATGCCTTAACTTTATCTATCTTAGGAAATATTTTAGCAAGTTTATCACCTTGTTCACTTGCACTATTACCTACAGCCTTAACTAATATTAAAGGTACATCATTAGTACTACCTGGGGTCTGTAATCTAAACTCTTCTTTTATCCATTGTTTAGTAGCCTCTAAATCTTTGTTGATCATATTACACATATGTTCTCTACATACCTGATTTTGTATATTATAAAGAGCGTCAAACTTTTTAGGATTTGATAAAAATAGTTTTAAAACATTTGCCTGTACTTCAGGTTTAGGTTTCTGTGCCTTAGAAGAAACATCAATCCAATTATCTGCATTTAAACTTCTAGGCATACCTGGTACTTTAGAATAACATTTATTCCATAATGTTCTTTTTAATTTTATTTCTGAAGTTCTATCAGATTTAACCCACATATCTTTTTTAATTGTAGTTCTAACATAACTATTCATTTTTGGTTCTGCTGACTTGGCAGAACCTGCCTTCAAACTTATACCTAAAACTTTACCCTTTTTAAAGAAAACAAATATATCTCCTGCATGATTATCAGGAACACCTTTAGGTTTTGCTCTGTAGCCCCACACTACTTTTTGAATGGGATTACCTTTACTTAACTCGTACAAATATTTTTGTATACCAACTGCATTACTTAATTTTTCTTGCAACATAGATGGTCTAATTTTTGAAGTATCTTTAACAAAGTCATAGCCAGCATCCATATCACCTTTATTCACAAAAGACTTACCACTTTTACTTGTATTTAATTGTTTCTTTTTTGTTAAATCTAAAATGTAATCATACATTTGATCTGCATTATTTAACTTACGGCCGTTGTTAAATGCTAATGCTGGGAATAATTCTGTTATAGTAGAATTAATAGTAGTCTGATATCCGCCTGATAAGTATTTCATAACACTATTTATATAACATTATGGCGTAATTGTCAAGCGTCTATTTTACCTAGTGTGAGAAAATCAACAATGCCCCCATTAGGTTCCCATTGTTTATGTTTGTTTTGATGATTAGTTATTTTATCTGTATCATCTTTAAAGAAATTTTCAACTATGATAGAGCCAGTAGGTCTCTCAATACATTGATATACTATCGTCTTACCTTTTTTTACCATGACAGTCTCATAAGATAATCTTATATTACTTCTAGGTGGTCTCTTTTCTCTTCGTTGTCTAGGCATTTTTATTTTTTATAGCTTTCATTAACTTGTTTCTATTCTTCTCACCGATCTCTCGTACCTTCTTATTCCACTCTTCTATTTCTTTATCTATTTTTTTCTTTTTCTTTTTAGCCATTATATTTTAAAGTCTGAAAACTTATTAAGTCTTGCAGCTGTTTCTGAATTGTCGAATACTGACTTGTCAGGTTCATTCTGTTGGTTAGCGTCTACCATATCGTCTTGAGCCGCCTGTTCTACATCATAGACTCTCATCTTTGATCTATCAACACCCAACATAAACTTACGATTGATTGTCGGGTCATTATATCTATTCTTTAATTGTTTGATTAGAAATTGATTCTTCTTTTCTAGTTCTTCACTAGATATAATAGCGAACATAAAGTCAGCAGTTGCAGGTAGACCGAAACTTTCTGATGTATCTTCAAGACCAATGTCAGTAGAACCAAAACCTGTTCTTGTAGTTTGTGTTGCCGAGAAGATAGGTAAGTTATGTTCTACAGCGAGACCTCTAAGTTCTTCAGCAATAGACTTAACGATTGTATATGAATTAACAGATGACCCTGCCTTGAGTCTAGATGATACACATAGATTTAAATAATCAATGTAGATAACATCTGGTTTAAAATCTTTCTTTATTGCAAGTTCATTAAGTAGAATTTTAAAATGACCAGCGTGAGCAGAAGCCGTAGGATATTCTTTGATGATAAGTTTGCCTTTAGTCTTTTCTTCTAGTTTCTTAATCTTATCCTGATACATAATCTTAGGTAGTTCAGGTAGATCACTCATAGATACATTCAAAAGATTTGCGTCTATTCTTTCAGCAATTCTCTCTTCAGCCATTTCTAAAGTGATATACAATACATTCTTAGCATTCAATAAGTTTGCAGCTGCAAGATGAGCCATAAACAAAGTCTTACCAACACCAGTACCTGCAAGAGCAATATTCAATGTCTTTGTTGGAACACCACCACGAGTAATACGATTCATAAAGTCTAAATCAAATTCAACTCGTTCTTCTTTTGTATGGTAAAAATCATATCGAGCAGATGATTCATCTATGAAGTCATGCCCTATCTTTTGATCGAATGATACTGATAATGCATTAGATAATAATTCTGGTAAATATTCTGGTGTGTGAGTTTTATCTTTGCCATCAAGTATCTGAATACCATCCATGATAGCATTATGTATGGCACGATCTTTACAAAACTTTTCTGTTGTCTGTACTAACCATTCTAGATTTATCTCTTCAGGATTAAATGTAGCGATTGTACTTGTAATATTTTGAAACTCACTATCATTAATATCTTTTCTTGCATTTAATTCAATGGCAAGTGTTTCATTTGTAGGTGCTGAATTATACTTATCATAGAAAAGACTAATCTCTCTAAAGATTAATTTCTCTAGTCTATCATTAAAGTAGTCCTCTTTTAAGAAAGGTAAGGCCTTTCTAGCGTAGGCTTCTGTGTGTATGAGGTGCTTTAATGCTGTTCTCTCAATTCTCTCTTCCATTCAACTCCTGATCCATTACTTGTACTAAAATATCTCCAATGTGATTTATAAACTCTTGACATTCGGTATCTGCATTTTGATAATTCTTATCTACTACATAATCAAATATCATAGGTAAGTTACCATCTTCATTTTCTTCTTTTGCAAATTGAACATTACCATAATGATATATTATATCAGTATAAGGTCCGCTTGTCAACTTAATTGAGGCCATCTCCTGGTTTTGTTTCTCAACAAAAACATAATCTACTTCGTGTTTAGGTAGTTTCTGTTTCTTCTGTTTCGACACCATATTTGAACTCTTTGGCAGCAGCCTCATCTAATTGTTTTAAAATCTCTTCAGTAAAGTATTTCGTTGGATCGTTGTTGATGGTTTTCCCAAAAGTTTTTGAGCCATCTGGCAATTCTATTCTTGTAGAAACTTGTTTAAATATACCATACTTTAACGCAAGGTCTAATAGACCGTAGTACTTATCTAAACCTTTGTCGTATGTAAGTCTGACATCAACCATTTTATTCTCTTTAGTTAATCTTGACTTGTGGTTTTTACAATGAATTATATTACCTATAATTTCTGTCCCGTCTTTTTCTTTTCTCTTAGAAAGATAGACGATAGAACTAGCCGCATATTTAAGACCAGATCCGCCGCCCATCTCTTTAGTCGGGAACATAGAACCAATGACATCGTAGGTGTGATTGGTAATAATAAGTGGCACTTGTGCCTTGCCAAGTTTCAATGTTAAGACTCTAAATGCAGCCTTAACAATTTGTGATCTTGTCATATCTCTTGTTTCTTTTCCTGCCTCGGTATCTTCCATCTCTTTTGTGGTTGATAACATACCTAGACTATCTAAGACGAGCAACATAGGTTTTCTATCTGAAACATCTTGCTCAATATATTTGTCTAACACTCTAATTGCTTGGTGTCTGAATTCTTGTACTGTGGTTACTGGCATAATAATCATACGAGAAGAATCAATACCTCTATCTTCAATCATATCTTTTGTCAATGCAGATTCACTCTCAAAGTAAATAACACCAGCACCTGGATTTTGTTTTAGAAAATTATCAACTACACCCAATACAAAGAATGTCTTACCTGTAGCACTCTCACCAGCAAGGGCAGTAATCTTGTTTGCAGGTAGACCACCGTGAATGGTACCTGATAATAGTCCATTGAATATATAACTTCCAGTATCTATGAAGTTAGAAACATCACCTGCCTCAACGCCTTCAGATACTATACTGGCATATTCATTACCAGTCTCTTTAATAATTTGTTTGAAAAAATCAGTCATAGTTCACTCCCGAATAATAATATATTATAACATATTTATAAGAAAAGATCAAGCGAAAAAGCCTTCTAATGTAGATTTTCTTGAGTCTTTAAATAAATCTAAATCTTTGTCACCAAAGCACCAAACATTCTCTATGAAAATCATATTCATAAATTCTGCTTTTTCTTTTTCATCTTTGAATAGTTTATCTGATTTAGGTCGTTGCATAATTCTCATACCAATTTGACCTAAGAATTTGTCTTTAAGATGATTTACCAATTCATCACTAGAACGATAACGAGTACCTTTAATCTTAGGGTCCATTATGTTGCAAAACATAAATCTGGATACCTTCATACTCTTTTCTGCAACTGGTAAATAAAAATCATCACGCCACTTCTCATACTCATTAAACTTAAACCAAGATTGATTCTCCTCTTTCTCACCACCCTTGTTATATTCTTCAGTAGAGAAATAAGGTGGACTAGTAAAGGCAACATCTATTGGTGGCAGTTCATCATATGGTAAATCTTCAGCCCCACAATTCCATATCTTAACTTTCTTAGGTTTAGGTAATAAACTATTATAGAAATCTATTTGTTTCATATACCTTGCATATGTATTAGGATTAGGATCACAACCATAATACTCTTCAGCATTACTACCGAAGAAACCTGCAAGTCTATCACCCCAACCACAACTTGTATCTAATACTCTTTTTGCTTCAGTCATTTCATAAACACACTTAGCAACCATAGGTTTAAATTGTGTTGCAATATATGTACCCAATCTAAAAGCAGATAGGTAACTGGCCTCATCTAATTTACCACCTCTAAATTCTTCTTTACCTTCTACAACAACTTTCTTAACACCATTGATACCTCGCCACATAGGACCAAAACACTTCCAGATATCTTTTGCAGTACCATTTTGCCATACTTCTATTGGTGCTCTAAACCCATAACTTGAGCAAGCCAATCTTAAATCTTGATGATAATAATTACTAACTGAATTAAATTTAGATGGGCAATCTATAATGCCTAGTCCATATTTGTCAAATGAATATTCAAGATCATCATACTTTTCAAAGATTTTCTTTTCTACTTGCTCAATAGGTGTGCAATAGGAACTGTAATCAGTTTTCTTTAGAGATGACATACCTGCACGAACATCTGCTTCACTAATTCGTTTAAGTGGGAACTCTGGCCTTACTTTGGCAATGTATTCTGCAAGTGTCCAGCGAAAGACATCACGCCCAAATTCATTAGTATATCTATCGAATGATTGATTGTCTATGATAGGTAGTTTTACCTCGTTAGCGTGTCGCTCTAGGCGTTTAAATAGTGTTTCATTTAACATATTATGGGTTAACATATTCTTTAAATAGTTCAACTCCTTTTTTACAATTCTCTATCCATTGATCTGCGTTTCCATCATCTGAAATATATTTAAAACATCTAAACTTTATTTTATATTCTTCACATACAGACGCCAAGGCATATGCCTCCATATCAGCAACATCATATTCAGCAGTAAACTGACTATCACCTTCCCAAAAGTTATCACCTGTACCACAAACAAGATTACTTGGTAGAACCAGACCTGTATCTATTGCACCTTTACCAAAAGGTGTCTGATAAGTTTCAAATCCTAATTGTGTTGCGTTCATATCTCTTTGTATAAATTTTTTAATCTCATATATTTTACCGACTTCAACTCTTCTAGAACATTTAGCAGCCGTGCCATAGTTAACAATAAACTTAGGTTCATTCTTGATAATATAATCTACTAAAACTCTAGTAGCATTTATCTTACCAACTCCTGTAATTAAAACATCTTGACCTAAACCTATAATTTCTTGTGGAAGTGCTGATACTATCATACGCCTTTAATTGATTCAATTCCTTTTTCTGGACATAGATATTTCCAACTCACAGGAAAATCTTCTCGCATAAATCTATCTATACCTTCAGCAATAAATCTTGTTTCTTTTTGTGTATCAGGTTTACATCTTAGATTACATACACGAGCAAATGCATATAAAGTTCCTGACCATATCCATTCAGTCATCATACTTTGTGGTAATACACTTCTTGCTATTTCAGGTGCAACATCAAAGTAAATAAGTTCTCTATATATTTTCGTTGAAGTCTCCATATGTTCTTCATATCTTTTAATCACTTCAGGTGGTAGATCAATAAGACCATCAGAACCTTGTTTAGAATCTTTAGGTCGACCTCGCCACTCTTGTACCTTTTGTATTTCAGGTTCATCTGAAACATATCTTCTTGAGACTTCATTCCAAGATAACCCTACTTGATGTTTTACTAATTGTCTTGCAACATACAAAGGTGCCTTAATTCTAAACTGTGCTGAAGCGTGTGCAAATGGTGACCAATGGTCGTGTGCTACTAGATACTTAATAAGTTTTTCATCCTTATCAGTCATCTCCTCAGCAATTTTAGAATACGAAACTCTGGCCGCATTTACTACGGATAGATCACTACCCATTTTATCTAATCGTTCTATTATCATACTCTTCTCTTTCTAAAAAATCTTCGCCATAGTGCTGATCTAGTCATTGACACAATCATAAATACAAAAGCAATCTGAAGGTTCTCAAAGATTGTTGGATGTAAATCAAACAAAGGAAATATTATTAACATAATTATAATAGATAAAAAATATCCACTACCTACATCTATTACACTTTCAAATACATCACTCATCCGAAAAAACTTTCTAGTGAGGCTTGTCGTTCAAAGTTCCATCCGATTGCACTCACTATAAATCTTAATGGATCTAAAAATGATTTCTCGAATTGAGCGTCATAATCTACATACTGTTTTAAACCAAACTCTCTAGGTAGTTTAGTGGGGAAAGATATAACATCATCTTTAAATGGGTTAGGCATTTTCAATGTTAAGAATTTAATCTTATCGCCTTCTTTAATAGTTTCATACTTATTTAGCAATTTACTATCTTGTCTTAAATTTAGATTGTAGATCAATGCACCTTTCACATGGCGAGGGGTACTCTTTCTATAAATGTGTGTATTATCTTGATACTTTAAAAGACCATTAACACTTCTTGGGAAAGATACTTCTTCAACAGGCAGTTCAATAAATTCTTTTTTGAATTCATCTATAAACTCTATCAAAGCATTTTCATCTTTAGTCATTATAACTTTTAGTGCCTCTTTAATTTTATCTCTACACGCTTTTGGTGTAGATGATTTGACTGCCTCAATACCCATAATCTTCAATTTAGGTTCATCATAATCAACACCTTCAGAATTATATACATTAAGAATATATCTTTTCTTAGCAGTCCAGATACCTTTGTTAGCAATCACTTCTTTATCCATGACCATCTTTTGTTTGTAAGCGTGTGTATAGTCAGCCAACTCTTGATACTTCTCATCAATATATGGTTTAAGTTTCTGATCACAAAATTTATCTAGAATATTTACAGTCTTTTTGATATCATCACCAAGGCCCATTTTCTTAACAACATCACCCATACGAATATAGATTGAGTCTGTATCTGAAGCAACAACATAATCTGCCTTTTCAGTTTTCAATAACTTATTAAGATATTCATTGACTCGTCTTTGTATAAATCTAATTGAGTATTGACCTGCAAGTGTGATACCTTCAGCCTGTCGAACATCATAGTACCGACAATACTTATTACCGATAGCACCATAGGCACTATTCAATGCAATCTTTCTTGCCATTTGAATATTGTTATACTTAGAAATATTATTACTAATAGTTTTATTACCTTTATCTTTTTGTTGTTTCTTTTGCTCAATGATCATCAACTTTTTATATTTACTTCTATCTGTATAATACTTCTCCATCAACTCACCTAAGAAACCAGGTTTATCAGTTCTAAATATCGCACCGTTAGGTGTCATAGTTCTTTTATCAAATGCAGAAAAGTCAACATCACCTTCAAGCATTCTATCTACACTTGCAAGTTCAGGTTGAAAACCTATAATAGTTTCTGGCGATATATTGTATTGCATAATCAAATGTGGATACAGACTGTTCAAATCATAACTTACAACCCAATCGTGAAAACCTACAATAGGATCTTTCACATAAGCACCTTCATAACCTCTAGCGTTTTCGTGATCTTCTTTCTGTGGTACAACAATACCTTTATCTTTTAAGAAATTAAATATGATTGCATCCCACATGGTTACTTGTTGGAATACTTCTTGAAAATTTACCTTTGCCTCATAGGCCATAGTCAAATGTAATTCAATTAGTTTCATTTTATCTTCCAACTGATCAACTAGTTCTACATCTTGAATATTATAATCTACGAATGATTGATAATCATTGGTGTACCATTCTTTGAAACTATCATAAGGATTCTCATCTTTGAAATCACCGAGTTCTACACCAGCAACAAAGTTAAGTCTATATGATTCTAGTTTTGTGTAAGTGTATTTCTTATACAAGTCTAGATAATCTAAGATTGATACACCAAGAATATCGTAATGTTCTATTTCACCACCGAATTGTTTGTTTTGTTTTTTACCTTCAACAACGCCCCAAGGACTTAGTTTCAATGATTCACTTTCGCCGAGTAAATAATTAATACGATTAATTAGATAAGGCATATCAAAGAACTTACAGTTCCAACCGGTGACAATATCAGGATCATAGTCTGCCCAGAATTTAATAAATGCTTCTAGTAAAGACTGTTCAGTAGGAAATTGATGATAGGTTACTTTATCATTATCATTTTTATATTCACCTATACCGAATACGATTATATCCTTTGTTGAATGAGATTTTATGGTAACGCATAACAAAGGCTCGATTGCAGTTTTTGGATCAGGAAATCCATTTGCACATTCTGTTTCAATGTCAATAGTAATAGTATTTAATTTAGAAAGATCCCACTCTATATTGCCTTTGAATTCATCTGATATGAAGGCGTGTTGATGTCTAGTATTACCGAAGTATTCAAACCCGGTGACACCATCATATTGCTTCAACCACTCTCTCGCTTCATATGTAGAATCGAATTTGATTCTCTCACATGGCCGACCATCTAGAGTTTTGTATTTTGTTTCTTTTTTAACTGGTACGAAAAGAGAGGGTTTATAACTTATTCGTTTGTGAATTCTTTTACCGTTTACTATGGCACGAACCAATAGACGACCACGGTGTGGTATGACGGATGTGTAGAACTTCATATAACTATTATAACAAAAATTGACTCAAAAGTCAAGGGTTATTCCGTGATAAGACCCTTTGGTGTTTGGATTAATCCACTACCAAAATTTTTATTATAATGATTCAATAGATCAAGACCAGGATCTTCCATTAGAAGAACATCATCTTTCATTATATTAATCTCTCTTGAATCTGTAAATGGGAACCAGGGAGCAAACTGTAATTGTCCTTGGCCACTTTGACCTTCGCCAACAAAACCTAATGCCATAGGTTTCTCCATAGTATATTTGTCTTTCAACTCACTTACTTTAGCAATTATAAAATCGCCCACTTTTAATCGTAGGACTTTCACTTCACTTGTATTAGCCATTATTTTTCCTTTTGTTTTTCAGCAACAAATGGTGTAGTCAATAAGTATTTTCTAGCAGGATTAACCATAACATTTAATCGCTTCATAAATTCCCTATCTAATAAGATAGGTGTTCGTTCTGCTCTATCGTCAATCGTAAAGAGAACATTCTCATAGATGGTGCCTGCGAATTCAACATCTAATTCTATTAGTGGTCGGTCTTCATCATAGTTTCTAAGACCACCCACTTTAATATTGTCCATTTTAATAATGTCAGTTGTATATTTTTTACCTAATAAGGACCAACTGACTTTCTTACCTTGAATATTTATCTTGTCTCCATGTATAACATTTCGACCACTATTACCTGTATCAAATTTAGCAACTAAATCTAATCCAGCAATTCTAATCATTTCTTTAAACCCACATTCAACAGGTACATGAACCCAATTATCTCTATCTTCAAAAAATTCTATAATCTCTTTTGATATATTTCTTTTCGTTGCCTGTTCAACTCCTTCAGTACCAGCAGAAGAGTTTACTTCAATAAAAAATGGTTCGTCTTTTTCTCTATTCTTAGAAGGTATAAAATCAACACCAGTCCATACACCACCAACTGCCTTTGCAGCCTCAATACATTTTTCGATTTCTAAATCTGTTAACTCTAAATCACTAGCGTCAGCACCTTGAGATATATTACTTCTAAAGTCACCTTCTAGTACATCCCGTCTCATGGCTGCAATAACTTTACCACCAAGAACATGAACTCTAGCGTCATAGTCTGTCTTAATAAATTCTTGTAGAAGTAAATCAGAATCTTCATCTTGTTTGTTTAATACTTGTACTAAACTTACTAAAGATTTTTCACTCTCTACGAATAGAACACCAACACCTTTTGATCCTCTAAGTGTTTTAAGTATGATAGGAAAGTCTGTATCTAATTGTTCAAATGCTTCTTTGACATTATCAGGATCAGTTATTAAAACAGTCTTAGGTTGTCTTAACCCTACATCACTAAGTCTTAATGAGGTTCTATACTTATCAGCACAGGTATTAATTGTCTTTCTAGAGTTTACACATACGATACCTGCCTTTTCTAATACAGATACGAGGTCTAACCAAGAGTCTTTTCTAGTTATTGAACCTCTAATAACAGCGACAGTATCTTTGTGTGATACTTCAAAACCTTTTTTATCATCTTTGTTATGTATTCTACGAACACCATCTTCTAGCGTTGTATAACCACCAGATAATTTATATAGATAATTCTTATAGCCTTTCTTATCAGCCTCTTCTCTTAATCTATCAGCAGTATGAAACTCCTTTGCCTTTTCTGGCTCGTCTGTAATAATAACTAACCTGAACGCTTTAGATTTACTCTTCTTCGCTTCTGTTAGATAGTCATTAAACTTAATTGGTTTCATCTACCTTTTTACCTATGTTATACTTAGTCTCTAATGTCCAGTTAGCTTTATCTTTAAATGCAATAACTTTTATTTGAGACAATGGTGCTTTATCGTTAGCAACATCAGGACTAATCATACTAATTAATCCCCAATCAGCAAGTAGCTGTGTAATTGTATTTCTTCTTTGTATATCGTTGTCAGATAAATTACTATGTTTACCATCTAGGGCAAATAGTTCTTTAAAATGTACTATGAAATATCGGCCTTGTTTATGTAATATATGGCACGATTGAAATAGTTTTTTGTCTTTTCTAGACGCCACACCAATTCTTGTTAGTGTTTCTCGAACCTTCAGGAAATCATCTGGTTCTTTTAAAGAGACCTCGAGCATACTCTCTGGACTCCATTGTATATCTTCACTCATTTTGTTCCACCTTTAAATAATTTTTCTTTAATAATATTAATTTGTTCCTTAGAGAGGATCTTTAAAGCGTCTTTTGCTTTATCATTACTGTACCCATAATACTCTTTTACCAAATCAATGTCTTTCAATTTAGACGCTCTTATGAACGGACTAAATCGTTTCTTTTTTCTAACACTATTTATATAAAATTGAAACTGAATATCTTTGTCAAGGTGGTGACTTCGATTCATTTCATTGGATAACATAAGAGTATCTGGGAATGCAGACATAATCTTATTGGTGATATAGGCAGGATATTTCTTTGCCCACATCTGATCGTCTGATTTAACCAGGTCTTCTTTTGTGTAATTGATTGCGTTAAGGTAGTGTTTTAACTCATAGGGATTTGACATAATCTAATATCTTTTCTGGTGTTGACTCTTCATATGGATCTTCATCAGCACTTGTATTATTTATGCCAGGCTCTATAAACATTTTCTTCACGATACCATTAACTATATATGAAGAATATCTCCATGATCTTTGACCAAAATTCTGTGCTGGTTTATCAACCAACATTCCTAATTGTCTAGTTATGGAACCACTGCCGTCAGGTAATAGTGTAATCTTTTTTAGGCCTAAATCTTTACCCCAAGCATTCATAACAAAGTGATCATTGACTGATATACAATAGACATCATCAACTTTATTTGTATCTATAAATTGCTCATACATATCTTCGTATGCAGGTAATTGCTTACTCGAGCAGGTCGGTGTAAATGCACCAGGTAATCCAAACATAACTATTCGTTTGCCAGCAAATACTGCTGACATATCTGTTTCGGTTACTAATTCGTCTTTGAATAATATTCTATTATCAAATAATTTCACATCTTGCATTATATAATCTTTCTTTATTTTACTGAATCAAAAACAGTTCCTAGTCTTGCAATAGTTTCTGCCTCACCTTGAAGTTTAATTCTACCATTTAAAACCTCTGTTGTTGAATCTGTTTCTTTGTTTTTTAATTTCTCCCAAGTTTCTACTGACATTACCACGGTGCAGTTAGCGTCTTTATCCTCATCGGAAACACTTGCCGAATCAGTCGACCCGTCTATATAAACAATGCCTGGTTCAAAATCAAATTTTACAGTACCATCTAGTGATAAACTTTTTCCGTTAAGAGCTGTAGCCAGTTCATTTCTTATACTGTTTGCGTCTGCCATAGTTTCTCCTTATTTAAATTTGCATTGACTCATAATTTCAGTCAAGCAGGCAACAAGATTAATCTCTTGATCTGCCACAAAAGCAGACTTGTATGAATAGTCTGCCAATATTAATACAGCGTGAGGTATAGTTTCTGATTCTAAGTTCTCATACATTGTATCATATATTCGTCTGAATACTACAACTGGATCATTATCTAGATTGTTGACTACCCACTTTCTCATATTGGTAAAGTCTTTTTCTTTTAATAATAATATTAGTTTGTTTAAGTTATCATCTGAAATATTTGCTAGTATACCTGTATCTATCTTACCACTTACAGAATATCTTTGTAATTCATTTAGTATTCTTCGATAGTCAGGAAAATGTTTGTTAATAAGTTCAGCAACAACTGCCTCATCAAAAGGTATAGTTTGCTCTTTAAGAATAATGCCAACCTTTTGAAACAGCTTACTTGCAAGGACTGGTCTATCTTTATTAGCAATCTTGAAATCTATTGTTGAAAATCTACTATGTAGTGGTTCAATCAGTCTATTCTTGAAATTACAAGTAAGAATAAATCTACAATTCTTGTGGAACTCTTCTATGAAACCACGCATAGCAGGTTGAGTCGATTGTGGGTTTAGATAATCTGCCTCATCTAGTATAACAACCTTCTTACCACCTGATAATGATACCGTGGAGGCGAAGTTTTTGATCTTGGTTCGAAGTGTGTCAATACCAGATTCTTCAGAACCGTTGATAAACATATAGTCAGCATTCATCTGCTCACACAATGCTCTTGCAACGGTAGTCTTACCACACCCAGGAGGACCTGCAAGTAGTAAGTTTGATATCTCACCTCTATCTACAAAGGACTGAAAGGTCTCTTTGAGATCCGTTGGTAAGATACATTCATCAATAGTTTGTGGTCGATACTGTTCGACCCATAAGAAATCACTCATTCGTGTTCGCCACCAGTACCTCTAAGACTTGTACTAACTCGTTCAGTCTGTACTTGCTTGAAATAGTATGCTGTTAGAAATATAGCTGCAACCAATAAGGCATGAGCTAGTGCTGATATACCAAAGGCATAGATGCTCTCTACAATGTAAATCCCAAATACAGCAGACCACATCCATGCTAATATTTGCATAGACATTAGTTTCACTTGCATAGGTGCTTTACTAAGAGCATTTATCCTATCATTCATAATGATATCCCAATAGTTTTTCATATTAGTTATCATATAATGCTACTAGCGTTCTATACTTACTTTGTGCCTTTGCTAGTGCTTCTACTTTCTTTTCAACTGTTTCAATATAGTCAATGTGTTCAGCAACACCTTGTGGGTTGTCAAAGAATGTTTTTAATTCTGCCTTACCCATTTCGATATCTGCTTCAACTTTTTTTATTAGTGCTTCTTTAATCATTTTTTACCTTACTATCTGGTTCTAGTGCAATCCAATATTCAATTGGTTTCACTTTGTTTTTAAAGTGTGATATTGATTTACTTGATACGGCAACATCATAATCACCTGATACGATTTTTAAATTCTCAATCTTGAAATTAAAAGTAAAATCAGCAGCCGCTTCAGTACCTACAAATTCTTCATATGAATTAGAAGAATTCTTTTTATCGTGTACTTTAAGAATTACATCTTGACCTTTAACACCAACTAGTGATAGATCAGGCAACTTCATAATCGCAGCCATCTTCATAAGTTTAGCAAGTATGTCATTCTTTAATTCAAAAGAAACTTCAGCGTCTGGCATTATTACATCTTTTTGAGGAGATACAACTACACTTTCATCTGAAAAGAAATATTTTGCTTTAGACTTTGATCCTTCAGAACCAACTGTCATAAATTTTTCATTAGCCATATCGATATCTGGTTTATCTATTGCAGACACAATGCCTAATAATTCTGATAGATCATATATAGCAAATTGTTTATCAAATGCTTCTGATATCGTTGCCTTTGCTAGTATGTTCTTCATTGTTGAGATAGTGGATAATTCACTACCTGGTTTCACTAGAATATTTGTATTGATCTCCGAAAAGTTTTTCAATACTTCTAATGTTTGGTCACTTATTTTCATCATTTGATTCCTCACTCATTAATAATATAATATAATGCACCGCCTTTAATAGGTCGTTGCGATTATAACCATTCTTCTTACCATACCTACACAAATATTTAATTGCATTGGCCTGACAAAAATCTTTATTGATATCCAAATGTCTCAAGATATCTTGGACTTGGAAACCTTCATCTGTCGTTGAATAGTGTTGAGTATAGGTTGACTCAACATAGGACTTTACTTCATTTATAATTTTATCTTCTTTGTATTTCATCTTCGCCTCGTTCATAATATAGTGGGCATTGTTTTTGTCTGTAATAAATCACGACAAGGCACAATGCCCAAAACCCTAGTGTCTATATCGACACTCTACCTCTATTAGGACTTACGGACTGCCTAACAATACTATTTATACGACTAGTAAGCGTACTTAGTACCATAAAGTTTCTGAATCCCAGCAGCAACTATTGCTTTTGTTGGGGTTCCCACTCTATATGAAGTGTTATTACTATTAGTACCAGTGTTGGTATTAATATAGATCATATGACCTTCACTTCTTAGAGTATCAATCATCGCTCTAGGTGATACTAGGTCGAATCTTGATCTTAAAGTCTTCCAAAAAACTGGTTGACCTTTTGAAAGTAAGTTTAATACTTTCTCTTTTTTTGATAGTTTAGCTCTTGCCATTCTATTCTCCTTCTGTTTTGCCACCTCGCATAATAATATTCAAGTACCATGGTGGCGATGGTATATCGAATTCTGTTTTATGATCTACGATCACGCAATCTTTTCATCCGTCTGTCTTTAGCAACTCTTCGCAAAGACTCTTTATGTTTTCGTTGTCTCTTTAAAGTAGGTTTCTCGTAAGTCTCTCTGAGTCGTATCTCACGAAGTATACCTTCTTTCATTAATTTCTTTTTCAACTGGCGTATAGCCCGTTCTACATTATTTCCCTTTACTATTACTTGTACCATATTCCTTATCTATCTGTGTTTTAATGTAATCAATAAACCAAGGGTTGTCTACGAACACTTGCATTATACCATTTGTCATTGTGTTAACAATCTTTTCTTCTTTATTAAACTTGTCTAGCGTTTCAATCATACCATATTGATAAGCAATACCGTGCATAACTTCATGTAATAGTGTATTGGCACCGTGAAGTGAATCAATGTAATCACCTCTTATACCAATCTTTCTTTCATTGGCAAAAAATTCACCGACTGCTTCTTCAGTAGTGGCAAAACTTTTTGGCCAGATATCTAATTCGTATTGTTGATATCCTATTTTGATTTTATCTTTTAACATAATTCATTATAACATTTTTTACTTGAAAAGTCAAGCCCTAATTTAAAACTATGCCAAACCCAAGAAAGAATAATAGGATCTGGCATAGTAAGGACTAGGTGATTTTTAGTAATTGGTATTATCAACTACCTCCTCATCACCATCGGATTCCTCTTCTAGTTCCTCTTGACCATAATTGGTGACATCTTCGCCAGCGTCAACTTTGGTATAGAGGTCTAAGAAACTTGCCTTTGTATCATCATCAAATCTGTTGGTACATAATTCAATCGCCTTCATCTTGTCTTTAAAGATTGAGAAGGCCTCAACAATGTGAACTAATCGTCTAGTGGATATGATCTCATCAATACCACCATCATAGTAAGTTTTTCTAATTACATCTGCCCAGGTCACTAGATTTTCAGCAAACTCTTCGGCAGTTTTGTTTATCATATCTTTGGTAGATAATACATTCGATAAGATTTTATTCTCGATCTTAACAGTCGGATAACTTTGTTCTACTGTAATTGGGAATCTCTCAAGAAATGCCTCGTTAAGAACATTGGTACCGATGAACTTACCACTATCAGATCCTTGACCCTTAGTGTTGGCAGTAGCAACAACTGTGAAACCATCTTTTGGTCTGACAAATTTGTTAATCTTTTTAACAAAGATACCACTACCTTCTAAGATAGGTTGTAAACACATAATTTTATTTGACGCAAGGTCAATCTCATCTAAGAGAAGCACAGCACCTCTTTCCATTGCCTCGATAACTGGCCCATTCTGCCAGACTGTATCGCCATCACGCAATCTATAACCACCGAGTAGATCATCTTCATCGGTCTCAATCGTAATATTGACACGGATCAATTCTCTATTCAATTCGGCAGCAGCCTGGGTGACATTTAATGTTTTACCATTACCAGACAAACCAGTAATGAACATTGGATAAAATGATTTAGATTTTAATATTGACTTGATATCTTTGAAATGACCCCAAGGTACAAATTCTTGAAACTTGTTTGGCACAACTTTGCCTTCAAGACTTGAGACAATATAAGCTGCCTTAGTCTCTATTTCATTTTCGATAACAGGTTCTGGTTCTACGATTTCAGTTTTTACTGGAATTGAACCATTGATTGGTAATTTATATTGACCTCTAGAGATTTTGTATTTATCATTCTTCAGCCAAGATTGATTTTTATAACCATTCTCTTTCTGAAAAGAATTGATATCATTTCTAGAGACGATATCAGTACCGAGAGAGGTATACATCGCCTCGGCAAATTGTTCTTGATTTTTATTCATATTATAGTCCTTTGTTTTCTTTAATATACTATTAGCTTAACATATTTTTTGAGACAAATCTAGCGAATAATGGTCTAAATTCATCAATGAAATCATATGTTTACCACTTTTTTCAAGAGTGTTGCATAATAGCAACACTCTTTTTTGAAGTTTATTCAACAGAATCAACAGTTTCCTCTACTGATTCGACTGATACTTCAGCCTGAGCGAATGTTTCTTCCATTGTTGGAAGTCTATACTCACCTCTGCCCACTCTATATTGATGATCTTTCATCAACCAAGCAGGTTTCTTAACACCAGTCTTAGCACCTAGATCGATAATATCGGTTCTAGATATTGTGCCTGACAGGCCGTTTTCATTCGCAACTTTTACGAACTCTTTTTGTTTAGTATCTAACATAATTGTTCCCTTCTATTAGATTGTTTAGGCGACTAGTTTAATAAAACGATTTAGTAAAACACGACTCTGTAAACTAGAATTTCTAGATTTAGAAAAGAGTCGTTTCAACTCACCCGTTTTAGCATTTTCGGATGGGGTCGCCATAGCCTCATCTGAAATTTTTAATGAACTAGAATTGATAGTGTATTGTTCATCATAAGATGTATTGTGTTTACCTCTTTCAGCAACAACAACTCTATCTTTTTTCCATTGTTGTTTAATTAGTGTTTCTGTTTTAGGAGATAACTGTCTGTAACCATACTGGTCTTTTGTACCGTGTGTTTCGTTATGTTGCCACATATCTATAGCCTTTCTACTTTGAATATAGAAATTAACAACCTTAGTACCAGTTTGATCTCTAAGTGATTCTATTAGAGCATTTGTAAAGTCTCTACTATTAGCAAGATACTGGCGTCTAGTTTTTTTGTTTACAATGTATGTGTTTCTATTTCGAAAACCTGGTGTAAATTGTCTTGGAGTAGGGTCGTATCTATGACAACCTCGGTCAGATCCGCCGTCAGTCAATAGTATAGTATTCATTTTATCAATACTGTACTTGTTTTGAAACTGTGGAACTAGTGTGTGTAAATGTATCAAAGAGTCGTTAAGTGGTGTTGAACTCATAGAGTATGATTGAGGATAACTCATATCAGCATAACAATTATATTCTTGATTTCTTCTATAACTTCTATTTGACATTGTGTTAGCAAGTGTATATAGGTTATATAAGTTAGTATCAAAGTCTCTATTATTCATAGTAGAGGATGACCATTGTATCAATTTGTATTCTTCATCAACTTGAGTATCGCCTAATTTGTAATTTACACTATCACTATTATCGTTGTCATAACGACTGTATCTACGGCCGCCATTCATAGCATTTGTAAAGGCATAAACTTCATAAGGAACATTGATCTTACGACAGAACATAGTCAACTGTACTAATTGTTCTGTGGTCTCTAAAACTTTATCGTGCATTGAGCCTGACCAGTCAAGCAATAACATTAAGCCATGATTTTTGCCATCAGGTAATATAGTAAGTCTTTTGAATACATCATCAGCATATTTGTATGAATGTAATTTAAGAGGATCTAGTACGCCAGTTTTATCTGAACTAGCACGAGCATATAAAGCAGCAGATTTTTTCTGTTCGAATTCTTTTACAAGATACATAACTGTTTTAAGTGATCTCTTTTTGAATTTGTTATACTCAATTTTAGAAGCAGCAATAGCCTTCTTAGTTTCATCAACAGTAGAATAATAACTGGATGAATTACTACTTGAATAGAATTTTTTGAAATCTTTAATAACTGTTTTGTAATCAACTATAATTTTATCATCATCAAATTTATGTAAGTAAGCATACTCATTATCTGGACACTCACTATCAGTAAGGGTTTGTTTTTGGGACTCCCAATCTCTGTCAGTTTCAGAAATTGCCTGATCTAAGTCATCTGTTTTACCAGAGACACCAGTAGAAATTGGGTCGGCCTCGTCCTGTTTAGTATCTGTTTCTTTAATACTTGAAGTTTCATCTTGAGTTTCAGACTCATCTTTCATAGTGCCGTCTGTATTTAAAGGTTCAGCACTTTCTTTTTCTTCGTCTGTAATTTCTTCAGGATCAACTTCTTCAAATTCATGGTTATCAAAATTAATTTCTTGATCTCTACCTGTTTCTTCTTTTTCTTGATTACAATATTCTTGCAATAGTTTTGAAACTTTGATAACATCTTGAACAGTCTCTAAGTTTTCCATCATTTCAACATACTTCATTTCTTCGTCTGTAAATTTTACATTAGAAGATACATGAGAAGATTTGAAATGAATATTAAGTCTGTCAATTAATAAGTACTCGTTAATATCTTTGCCTTGAGTACCGAAGAAATTTTTGGCAATCAATTCTCTATAACCACGAATGAATGATTGTCTTAAGCCATTGTATCGTCTCTTAATAAGTTTTTCGATACGAGCATCCTCAACAACATTTACTATTGAATGATTAATTTTAAGTTTATGTGCCTTAGTCAACAATGACATTGGCGTATATAAAGCATGGCCGACTTCGTGTGATACGAATAAGTCGGTGACTGGTTCAGATAAATCTTTCTTCCAGATCGGAATAGTTAAGACACGATTTTTGACATCAAAGGAAGCAGTAGCAGTTTTCTTGTATTGAACTTCTAGATTTTCAGTAGCCAGAAGGTTCGCAAGATATGACTTTGATTCTTGATTTATAGTATATTTCGTTTTCATATACTCTTATTATATACTAATTCCAGAGTTAATCTAGCGAATAATGGATTATTCCAGTACTCTAAGTCATTGATTTTACTCAATAAAAAATATTAATTTGAAAGTGTTGCATAAAAGACACACTTTTTTCTTGATTTTTCCGTAAAAATACTTATATATATTAGTATGAGACGCCGATTCGGGTCTCTTAAACGACTCGCTTTTGGAAAGGAGACAAATAATGAACACCAAAAGTCTATCATTTTGGTCTGATTTCAGACCTCACACAATAGGGTTCGATAATATATTCGATAATCTCGACTATTTACGAACTGTACCCAACAATAACTATCCCCCATATAATATCAGAAAGATCAATGACACTCATTGGGCTGTTGATATCGCATTGGCAGGATTCTCTAAAGAAGATATACAGGTTGAACATAAGCCAGATGAAAATTCTCTGGTCATTAAATCTGTAATGTCTAAGGAAGAAAAGGATGTTGAAGATAATGACGGCATTCTACATAGAGGTATATCTAAACGCCAATTCACCAGATCGTTCAGTATCGCTGATGATGTACTAGTAAAAAGTGCAAAATTAGAGAACGGACTGTTGTCTGTTGAATTAGAGAGAATTATACCTGAAGAGAAGAAACCTAAGATTATTGATATAAAATAGTCTTTTTGACGCCCTAGGATCGCCGAGGATGGTGGTTTCTAGGGTGTCGAGTACTCTAGTACCCCCCTTATTTCTACCAAACCGCAACAATAAATACAACTATCATAAAGACAATAAATGCCCAGGTGTCTAGTTTATACTTGTCAATATACTTATCTTTATTTTTGAAAAATGAAAGTAGGCTCATATTTTCTTCCTGGTATATTTGGTCTTTCGTATCGACCCATATATTTCTGTTTCTGTTTAGTCTCTTGAACACCATCGAGTGTTGATACGGCACTACCCCCTTGTTGAGTAGATAGTGATAACCACCAAGTATCAGTATGTTTAAACCCTATCTCTGTGGCAAGGTCTACTGTATCTTCTTCGAATGTTTTATACTGTTTTGTATTTGCAACATTAAGAGCAAGAAACTTACCTGGCTTCAATGCATGATAAGCATTGGCAATCGTTTTCTTTAAAAACTTTTCTTTCCATTCTTCAGATGTATCGAACTTAATACTAGACTGTTCTGGTTCATCACCATATGCTTCCCAACCAAAGTATGGTGGACTTGTAAATACAAAGTCTATACTGTTCTCATTAGGCATATATGTTTCACTACCTTGTCTTAATAGTGAATACTCTTTATGTTCGTGGCCGTAGTCATTTCTTATCATAGCAAGGCCTTCGTATGTAGGTATACAAGGATCGGTACCGATATAGTTTACACCAGCCGCAATCGCACCTAGTAGTCTACCCCCATAACCCATACTTGGATCCCATACTGTACCTGCTTCAGTACCTTCTAGTGGACTATCTTTATCAACAAAGATATCGTACATAGCAGCTGCAGCCGTAGGTCTAAAGTTAGATACCATTTGAGTACCTGTGTATCTTCTTAACATAGACCTCATATCTGAGTCTGTAATCTGGTGTGCTGGTTTCTTTTTAAAGAATGTACCAGTAAGTATCTTGTTGATACCTTTCTTTAGATGTTCTTCATCATCCCATATCTCTAGTGGTGTTTTCATTTTACCACACTTGATACCCCAACTATGTGGCATATAAGACCATGCAAGATTCAGACCATGTGCTGATTGACCTATGATTTTATTCTTTCTATCAATTAGTGTATCTCGTTTAAAGTTTACTAATTGATTAAAGATATTATCTCGCCAGTTTCTTTCAGTAGGATAGACAGGAAAACCTTTTCGTTTCCAGTCATTATGTGCTTGTTGTAGTGTATCTACTTCTTCAATTACTATCATAACAATAAATATCGCCAGGGATTGTGCCTCTTGCCCACGATATACTTCCTATCTTTAACATACCATTCTTCTCATAAAACTTTTTAGCAATCTCGTTCTCACTTCTAACACTCAAAAAAACTCTCTTGTTTAGAAATTTAAAAAAATCATTTAATACCACACTAGCAGAACCGTCTCGTTTACTTGCCACTATTTGGTGTAGTATGACATCATTTGGTTGACATAATACATCGCCAATCCTAGTCTTTCTCTTATATACATTATAAGTTATTATTACGCCTTTGTCAAGAACTACTTGGCCTCTGGCAATCATTCTCTTTAAATAGTCTGTTCTTATATGAGGAAAATATTTTTTATTATCTTTAAATATATTCCAAACAGTATCAAAATCATCTACTTTGGCATGGTTTAACATATCATTGTTCTTAACTCGTCATTGACATAACAGTCCATAACTAAATGTATTCTATCTGTATCTGATAAATTTTCTACAGCGTGTGGTTTTCTAACATCTGTATAGTAAAATTTACCAGTCTCTAATTTATAATCTTGTTTAAATTTATTATCATCCCATATAGAAAATGTAACCAAATCATTTGTTCTAACTGGCATATGTATTCTAGTTATCTTACCATCTTCTATACCTAAATCTTTATCTATCTTATCTGTATGTTTATTAATTATCTTACCTGCTTCTAGTTTCATAAATCTAACTCGTTCCATTCTACAAGGAATAGTTTTTAATAAATCTAATATGGGTTTCATTTCTGGTGCATTATATAATTCAGTCCATTGTAATTTAGAGTCTGTCTTTTGTTTTGTTTTCAATACACCTGGTTTGGTTACATCTAGTGGATCTTTACTATAACCTTTTAGTGCAATAGCAGTCCAGTCTGAACCTTTTGTATATTTTGTTTTTACTTTATGAAAGTCTAGTGTATCTAAATAATCTGCAACTGGTTTTAATGCTGTGGTATCTACTGGCTGAAAGTGCCAATTATTTTCTTCTTTAGTAAAATAATTCAGTTCTTTAAATCCTGTACCATTAGGTACAATACTTAATTTCATACCGTTATCTGTAATCCAATTCATTGTAATAATAATCTCCTAAATTCTTTGTTTGATACACAATCTATTAACAAGTGTATTCTATCTGTATCACCTTTGTTTTCTATTGAATGCCAACCTTTAACATCTGTATAATAATAATGGCCTAACTCTAAGTGCATTTTTACTTCAGGCCCGTCTTTACCTTTAGGGTAAACACTAAAGGTTGTCTTATCATTTGTTTGTAGTGGTACAGCAATTCTTGCTATCTCACCATCTTGTAGACCAAAAGACTGATCTATTGCGTCAGTATGGGGTTCTAAAAAAGCACCCGCTTCTAGTTTAGCGAATCGTATTCGTTGAAATTCGCAAGGTAATGGTTCAAGTATATCTTCTATAATCTTGAACACATCACCATATCGGATAGAGCAGTTTTGTAATTCACCGCCTTCATTTAAATACTCTACCTCAAATTCATAACCATCATATATTTTTTCTTTCACAAACTTAGTATCTAGGGCAACATTAGGACCAGTAAATGTTATATCACCTTCTTTTATTCTAGGGCCACACTCTTCAGCAGGTTTACCTGCTTTTCTAGGATCACTAGAGTAGCCTCTCAATGATAACATACCCCATTGACCATCTTTAGTACTACGAGTATTAACTGCTGTCCAACCTAACGCCTCAATATGATTAAAGACTTTAGAATAATCAAGTTGTACTGGCTGTATTGTTAACTTTCTAAGGTTTGGATTTATTCCTAGTTGCATTTTTAATTGCCTTTTTTCTTTTCTTTTCGTAATATTTTAATTTCTCTTTACTTACTAGACTTGTAAAGACCACACCTTCCATATGATCCCATTCGTGTTGAAATATACGAGCAGTCATATCGTGAAGGTACTCTTCGATAATCTCTTTGTCATCATTCTCATACTTAACTTTAACCCATTTAGGTCTAATGATAGGTAAAAATAGAAATGGAAAAGTTAAACAACCTTCTTTCATCTCTACCATTTCCTCACTTGCTTCTATTATTTCAGGGTTCCAACATTGTCTTACTTTACCTTCTTCTATTTGTGGGTGACCGCCCATCACAAACATACGAAAAGGTAATCCGATCTGATTAGCTGATAGGCCTATGCCACCATACTTAGTCATTTCTTTTTCTAGAGCATTTGCTATATCTTTTCTACTATCATCACCTAATAGATTGTCTGTAAATGTTGGTAGTTTACGATTAACTATTTCAGCATTTGGGTCTACTAAAAAGTGTTTTGTCATTTTTCTTCACCATCCCAAGTTTGACTAAAGTTTTGACCATATAATTGATCCCCTACTTCAGTAGCTTTTGTCTCATATTTTCTATCTCTTCTAGGTGCGATTGTACTATTGCCTGTATTAAATGATAAAACTTTTACCTGCATATGTTTAGGTCCATTCACAACCCATTGTACCATTTCAGCAACTTCACTAGGTTCCATAAAACAATATTCATCTATAAAAGGTGTAAACATTGTCGTTGCCTGTGTTCTAACAAACCCTGGAGATATATTAGTCACCCTACATTTATGATCTTTATTAAATCTTTCTGATAGGTATAGACTAGCAAAATTTAATCTTGCCTTATCACTAACATATGGTGTCCAGTCTTTATTGAATCCCAGTTGTTGAAAGTGTGTATGGGATTCACCAGAGGTAGAACTTAAATTTATAATTAGTTTATCTTCGTATTGCCATTTCTCATATAACTGATAAAGTATATGACATTGTGAATCTGGTGCATATACATTGTTAATGAATACATCTGGATTCTCTTTTGTTAACCAGTTTATTACACTCTTGGTTCTCATAACATTGATACCAGTACTAGTACTAGCACCAACTACTTCGTGGCCATCTTTTTCTAAAAGGTCTTTGATACATTTACCAATACCTTTAGTGTGGCCTGTTATCGCAATTTTCATAATTTTCTCCTATGCTACCCTAGTAAAGTTTTTATATTTTTCATATTTAATTACTTGGGTAAACTTATCTATTAGTATAT